CGAAATAAATGAAGATCAGATTATTAAAATCGATTTTTCAAATAATGAATTAAATTTTAACAAAGATTACAAATATCAACCTTCAAGAGAAATTTATATGCATTCATTTTTACAAACAGATCAAGAATATTACAATAAAGACACATTTATAATTCACGCACATCCTCCAAATATATTAGCATATATGGGTACACACAGTTCAAGAGAATTAAAATCTATTTTTAAAATATTCCCAGAAATAAATGTTGGAAATATTGGAAAAAATGTCAAATTTCATGATGCAGGTAGCTATGAATTAGCAAAAGATTGCTTTCATAAATTGAAAAAGAATAGTGTAGTAGGATTAGAAAGACACGGTTCTCTATCAATAGGAGAAGATGTTGATAAATTATTTGAAGATATTGAAACATTAGAATATTATTTAGATGTTGCACTAAAAAGTAAACATTAAATGATAATTACCAAGAACTTTTCTTTACACTTATTCTAGGACCACTGCTTTTTTTTCGTGACTGCTGAGGGTCATATTGTTCTTCTTCATCATCTGATGGCATATTGCGACTAATTTCCCAAAATTCTTTTGATCCTAGTTTAAAATTACCATGTGGGCTAGCTTTGTACCAAAATATTTGATCTTGAAGTTTATTTGATTTAGCATTATTATTTATTACTAAACATTCATAATTTTCAGTACACTGATCCATGACTTGACAAAATGATTCAAATGTAGGAAACATGCCTGCATAATTTTCGTATATACGTTTCCTATTTGTAATATATGGTTCACGTAATATAAATACATAATCAATATTGGTTCGAAGATTAGGAGGAATACCTAATGGATATTGCATTGTTATTACTAACATAATTTTCCAATGTCTTCCATTCATAAATAGCAATCTCATCATTTTGTCACGCGACCAAGAGGAATCATATAAACAATCATCTAATATTAAGAATGTTCTAGGATCAATTGTAGAACGTCTTCTACTTTCTTCTTCTTTTTTAATTTGTTTTAAAACTTGTCGTTGTCTTTTTAAAACATTTTCAATAATAGCTGTATGATATTCACCGTGAATAAACATTTTTGGTACGTGATTACTATAAAATCCATTTCCTTCTTCTGTACCTGAAATAACCGTACCAATAGGTATACTTTGTTGATAATATAATAAGTCTCTAACTAAAAAACTTTTTCCAGTATCACGACGTCCGATTAAAACAATTACTGGACCTTTACTTTCATCTGGTTTAAAACTTATATTTTTCATATCAAATTTCCGTAATTCCAATGACATAGTACTATTATAGAGATTATTTTGGATATATATACGAATTTTTTAAGTTTAAACTTATATTTTATAAACAAAAAATAGATTAATGAGTGCATTTCACGATATTTCTGATAATAAAGAATGTTCTGTAGATAGGGATATTTCTCTCTATGTATCTCAAAAAGAATTAGAAAAGCATTTACAATTAGTTAATTTACAGGAATATATTCCCATTTCAGATTATTTTTTAGAAAAAAATCCGATTGAGAGAAATTCAATTATACTGGACAATATTATCAGTGAAGATTCAAAAGAAAGATATATTCGCCAAAACAATGTTGAATTATTTTGTAAATATGCTCCATTAGTTGATCCTATAAAATATATGATAGGTAAATATGAATTAGAACCAATGTATATATTACCTTCTAAAAATGGAACAAAAGGTATACCGATAGAAAAAATAAATCGCCGTATGAATAGTGCATATATAGATACTTTATTTTGTAGTTTATCAAAAGAAAATAGCAACTTTATTCATGGAGTAGAATATTATGGGTGTTATCTTGGAATAAAGAATAATTTTACAATAAATGTAGAAGATGATATTCAGATTTTATCAGAAAGTGAATTTTTTCACGATAACAATGAAAAATTATTTTCATTGAATTATGTCCTACCAAGTAATAATGATTCCTTTAATGAAAGTAGTAAAAATAGAAGTAAACTGAATATAGAAGAAAATGATATTCTTCTTGATAATATAGAAACATTACCTTATATTGAATTACATAATTCATCTGAAATGACAATAATGAAGGAAAATAATAATATTTGTAGAATGGATACACCACAATTATTGGATAGTTCACCTAATTTATCAAAAGATGTTACATATATTTCAGATACTGTTATGAATGATTCAGATGATGATAATATTATTATTCTTGATGATGATGAAAATGATACATCAAGTGTAGTTACTGATGTTTCAAATGAAGACGATGAAGACGATGAAGATGATGAAGATGATGATGAAGACGATGATGAATACGATGAAGATGATGAAGAAGATGAAGAAGATGATGATGGAAGTGTATCTAGTGATACTTCAAGCACTTGTGAAATAGAATCAACTATTAATTCATTTCCTGTAGCTATTATATTATTAGAAAGGTGTGAACAAACTCTTGAACATTATATGAATACATGTCGCAATAATTATTATGAATATTTAGAAACGCAATCAGATGATTCTGTAAAAAACGATCATGTAAATAACAATAACGATAATAACAATGATATAAGTATAGAAGAATGGAAATCAATATTATTTCAATTATTAATTATATTAGTTTATTACCAAAAAAAGTATAATTTTACTCATAATGATTTACATTCGTGTAATATTATGTATAAAAACACAGATGAAAAATATTTATATTACAAATATAAAGATCAATATTTTAAAATACCAACATATGGTAAAATTTATAAAATCATTGATTTTGGTAGATCTATATTTAATTATAATGGTATTACATTTTGTAGTGATAGTTTTGGACCAGGAGAAGATGCACATACACAATATAATTGTGAACCATTTTTTAATGAAAATAAACCTCGTTTAGAACCGAATATGAGCTTTGATTTATGTCGTCTTGGTTGTTCATTATTTGATTACTTTTTTGATGAACTTGATGATATAAATGATATTATTAATGAGAATCCAATAGCAAATATGGTTTATAGTTGGACATTAGATGATCAAGGAAGAAATGTTTTATATCGCAAAAATGGTGAAGAACGTTATCCAGATTTTAAATTATATAAAATGATTTCAAGAAATGTCCATCATCATCTACCAAAAAATGAAATACAAAATTCATTATTTGATACTTTTAAATTAGAAATAGAAAATGAAGATATTATTGAGAATATAATACATATCTAAAAATATATTTCATTGTATCAATTTTATATTAACATGTAAATAGTTTATTTTAAAAGTATTATTTAAAATAAATTTGTATTAGAAGATAAATATTTAAATAAGTTAAAAGTCAGGTGTATTTGTAAATACTTTTGATGCTTCACTAGTAGATGAATTGCCACTTAATTGACTTATTTGATCAAATGCAAAAATACCAATAATTGCACTAAAAAATACAATTAAACCATCTCTAAATAGTACTTTTAATGGTTTACGTGGAACATCTAATGTATTATTTTCAACACTTTTTATGATAATATAGATAATACTAACAACAGAAGATACGATTAAAAGATTCTCCATAAATTATTAATTAATGTGAATAGTTTAATAGATATTTTACGAATTTCCATATATTTTGTAATTTAAATAATTATACTAATATTTGGATATCATTCAAAATAGGAGGATCATTATTTTCAGGCATTTTACCCCCAATTGTTTCTACATTCAATGAATTTCTATCAATATCATCTTTTATTTCAAGTATAGAAGAATCATCGATTAAAGTTTCATTATTATCATTTCTTAATTTTGTGATTTGTTCCATTGTATTAGATAGTTCATTTTGTCTTTCATTTACATTAAGTGAATTCATGTCTTCAATATTAGTATTATCAACATCAAAAGAAATTTCTTTTCTTTCTTGATTTGTAGATAAATCATTTTCTGTAATTGTTGTAGCTACATTTTCAGTTTCAGATGTATTAGATGTATCTTCATTATTAATAGATTCAATATTTTCAGTAATTTCTTGTTCAACCGGAACTTCTTCTTCTTTAATTGTTTCTTCTACATCTTCTTCAATTGTTTCATCTAAATAAGATCGTAAAATTTCTTCTATTGGCATAGAAGAACGAATAGCATTTAATATACATTCTTGAACAATTACTTCAAATTCTCTATTATGCTTTTGTTTTTGAAGTGGAGTTACAAATTTATCATACAGATATACATTTGAATATAATTTTCTTGCTACTTGAATATATAATTTATGAATAAAATCATCTAACTTAGGAATGTTGATGTCAATTTTTTTTTGATTTTTACTTACTCTGATACAGGTTAATACCTTTAATTGAATAACATGAACACAAGTAAGTAAATCTTCCATATAATTACAAGCACTACGTTCTAATAGACGTTGTGTTTCTTTTGTTATTACTTCTGCATTCCATTTTGGAACACGGGCAATAAAATTTTGAAATGTCATTAAATATTTATCTTCTTCATCATTAGATTCACATAATTTCCAAGATTCTTGAAAAATAGAATTGAATCCTTCGATTACTAATGGTGTTAAAATATTTACTAATTGCATGCACCATTCATTTCTAGAATCTTGTAAAGTTGCCAATGTAAAGTCATCCATTTACATAAATAATAGATTATGAAATGGGTCAATTGAACGAAATAGTGTACAATATATTGTTAGTAAAATGAATGTTTTTTCACATCTAAATTCTTTTTTATGATTATCTAAGTATGATAAAATACGATATTTTGAAATTTCATTAATAATTTTATTTTCCTCAATATATTGTATCATATCAAGACCACTAAATCCTTTATTATATATTTTTTCACAAACAGATAATATTTCATCACTTTTCAAAGTTTTACCTAATTTATCATCATTATAATTATATGTTTTTATTAGTGTATTCATTATTGATTTAAGTGTTTGTTTTGTCTTTTCTAATGTATTTTTATATTCTTTCAATTTGATATTGTGTAAATTTACATAAGTATTTGTTATATTACAAATTGGATTTTGAACAAATATGCTACAAAATCGAGATAATATTGGTTTTAAAATTTTTTTCTTGTCGTGAGCAGTTATTATAAAACGTGTAGAATGACTAAATTGTTCAATACATCTTCGTAATGCTGATTGAGCATCAATTGTTAATTTATCAGCATTATATAATAAAATAGTTTTAAACAATCCATTTCTACAACTAATATTTGTTTTTGAGAAAAATTTGATATCTTCTCGAACAAATTTAATACCTTTTCCATATCCACAGTTAACACTCATAATATAATTTTCACGCTCTTTTTGTTCTACTTTTTCATACAACTTGTTTAAAAAATTGTGTATTATTGTTCTTTTACCTGATCCATGATTACCATAAAACATAAGATGAGGAATTTTATTTTGATGGAGAAAAGTTTCAAGCTTTATTTCGATATTGTTATAAGAATCAAAATTAATATTTTCTAGTTTACACGTCATATCATAATTTGAATTAATATTTTTAAATATTTATTATTAAATAACAATATAGGTGTAAATATCTATTATTATTTATAAATGAGTGAAATTGTAAATATATTAGGATTGATTGGTTCTATTCTTGTAAGTGTATCATTCATTCCCCAGACTTACAAAACATTACAACAACACGAAACAACTGATATATCATATTTATTTATGTCATTAAATATAATATCTGCTTCAATGATGTCTATATATGGATTTTATTATACAATAATTCCTGTTATTATTTCAAATGGTTCAGTTTTGATAAATTGTATTATTATTCTTGTTTACATTCTTTATATGAGAAGAAAAAATTTAATTCCACATTAATCTTCTTTTGAATCTTCTTCACTAGTTTGATCAGGTTCATTGCTATCTGTCACATCATTTTTTTCTTCTTGTGAATCTGCCATTTGTGAAGGTTCTACTGTTGAATGTCTTACTAAGTTATGTCTATCAAATAATTCATTACGAACATCAGCTGATGCATATGCTCCTTCTGTTAAAACGGTTTCATCTGGAATAGCATCTAAATCTAATTCTCTTACATTAACTAATTTACCATCATCATCCATTAATTGAGTTAACTGATTACCAGTTTTTTCTGCGAGTTTAGCATTATCTTCCATTGCCTTTTCTTTTGCTTCTTGAACGCGCTTATCAAATTCGATTTTAGCTTGTTTTTCGTTATTTAGTTTTTCGTGCATTAAATTATTTAATTCTTCTTCTAAATATTCAACACGACCTGTTTTATATGCCTCAGGTTCCCACGGCATCCACATACCAACTGGGCCTACATATACATCGTGATTTGGATCAGACTCACGTAACATTTTACAGCGCATTTCTGCTTCTTCTTGTGTACTATATACACCTCTAACTTTCATACCACGTGTACTTGTTTGAAATTTGTTTTGAACATTGAATTTCTTTTCAAGTTCTTCTTCTTGTAAATCTAGGAAATTTTTGTAATCGTCTTCAATTGTAAATTTTCTTAATTCATCACGTTCTTCTTTTACAAAATCTTTATAATCAGCAATAACATTTTCACTATTAAGATTATATTTATATGATATGAAGTTTAAAAATCCTTGAAATTTTTCCATTGATTTAGCCATATCCCAAGATTTGATAAATTCTTCCATGTAAAATAAATCCTTTCTTTTTAAAATATTTTCAGGGCTAACAAATGATACACAAACAAATTTTTGACCAGATATTGGTTTATCTTCATCTAATAAATCAACATATACTGGACTTGAAGTATTTTCTTCACTTTTTTGTTGTTCTTTACTAAACATTATACATATACTCATTTTGTGTGTTTAAGTATTTTTAGTAATATTTATTATAATATTTTTTTCTACTCTATAATTATAAATGTTAGATTTAGGTGAATTATTGCGTAGATTAGTAAAATATTTGGTAGAAGGTTTAATGGTAGCAATTGCTTGTTTTGCTATTCCTGAAAAAAGTATGAATATTGAAGAAATTGCATTCATTGCATTAACTGCTGCTGCTACTTTCAGTATTTTAGATACATATATTCCAACTATTGGTGTTTCTGCACGTACTGGTGCTGGTTTTGGTATTGGTGCTAACTTAGTCGGTTTCCCAGCTATGCGTTAAGTTAAATATTAATTAACAGTAACTAAAAATTAAGCAATATTTTGAATTTTAATGTATTCAAAATATTATATTTTTCAAATATTTATAATGTTGGTATAAACTCCCATTCCAATTCATCACAAATTTTTTTCCATATTTCATCTTGTTCAATACGTTTTTCACGATCTTTTAACATAGGAAAATAAGGTAAAAAATGTTTTTGATCTAATAATTCACATAACTTGTATACTGTATAATAATAATTGAGAAAGTTGACACGGTCATCTGGACAAAATTTTGCATATGGCGCTTGAATTTCCATAAATAAATTACATAAGGTTTCCTCTAATTCTGGACTCATTACCGGTGGTTTTATTCCTATCATATCTTTAATAAATGGTATATGTTCGTAATACTTATTATAGCCTAGTTTTTTTAAAATTTCTTTCGCTTTATTATTCGTAAGTTGAAGTAGTTCAATCCTTTCTTTTTTAATTTGGTGTTTAATATCTTCTATGACTTGATCTGGAATTTGTGTGCTTTCTTTGGCTTGAAATTGTGCTAGAATTTCGCGAAAATGATTGATTCTTTTATAGGCATAAAAACATACTTCTTTTGGAGGTTCTTTATAACTGGGTTTCTCTGATTCAACAATAAACGGAACATTTACGTGACAGTTATTACAT